GGCAACTAATGACCGCAATCAATTCTAACCGAGCCATACGAGGCCCCGTAACCGCCGTCCCAGTCGTGGCTGGGAAAGGCGTGAGACTTACCGCCGACACCGAAAACAATCGCTGGATCGTCGAGGCCGATGAGACCGTGCTGTGGGAAGGGACTCCTACGACTTCCATGACCTTGTCTGAAACTCCAGCCAACTTTGAATACCTTCGTATATATGTTACACGAGATAGCGGCATTGAACTTGTCGGTACTGCGGCGGCGACATCGACATACTTAACATACGGTATGTCCCATTACGACAACAGCGGCCAATATGTCCTTCAAGATATTACCGCAGCATACACAAGCTCGAATGGCACGACTTTCACACTTGTCAAGACGGCTAGACGATGGTACAACGGATCACAATTCGGTGGAAACGTGAGCATTGCTGATAGCTATATCACCAAGATTGTCGGCATCAACCGCATCCAGAGCGCTTAGGGGTGAAGGAGTGAATTATGTCAATAGGCGTTACTAGCAACATGGAATGGCTTTCTGGCCCAGGCGGGTCTGGCACTGTCGAGTACACGGCTGGGCACGGCATCGACATCGACAACGAAGAGCACATCATCAGCGTTGACACGGACGAGATCCAGGAAAAGCTCACGGCTGGTGACAACATAACCATTGTCAACAACGTAATCTCCGCTGCTGACCAAGTCCAGTCCGACTGGACGGAGTCGGACACGTCAAGCCCTGCCTACATCTTGCACAAGCCCGACTTGAGCGACTACGCTACACAGAGCGACCTCGCTGACGTGCAGGGAGACATTACGAACATCGAAGGCGACATCTTGAACATCAACGCGGACTTGTCTGGAAAGGCCGACAAGGTGACTGGCGCTACTGCTGGCAACCTGGCTGGACTTGATGCCTCCGGCAACCTTACCGACTCTGGCCAGGCTGCTGCCAACCTTGTCCACGATGCCTCCTATGTCCACACCGACAACAACTTTACTACCGATCTCCGTACCAAGCTGATCAACATCGAAGTCGGTGCAGAGGTTAACGCGATCGAGAAGGTTAAGATGAACAGCGTCGAGCTGCCCATCGACCCGACCGACCGAAGCGTGGACATCCCGGTAGCTGCGCCGACTGGCGTAAACGAGACTGCTGGTGTTATGACCCCTGCAGACAAGGCCAAGCTGAACGGCATCGAGAGCGGTGCCGAAGTCAATGTCCAGAGCAACTGGGCCGAGACCAACGTGGCAAGCGACTCTTACATCGCGAATAAGCCAGACCTAAGCGTTTATGCGACTAAGGTGGGCAATGCCGTGGAGAACGACATCGCCGTGTTCGACAGCACTGGCGGAATCAAGGACACTGGAGTAAGTTCGGTGAACCTCGTGCATGATGCAAGCTATGTCCACACCGACGAGAATTTCACGGACTTGCTGAAGACGAAGCTGGAAGGCATCCAAGGCGGTGCGGAGCAGAACGTACAGGCGGACTGGACTGAGTCGGACACGTCAAGCGATGCTTACATCCAGCACAAGCCGGACTTGAGCGTGTACGCTACGCAGACCGACCTTGCTGGCAAGCAAGACACGTTGACAGCTGGTTCTAACATTACTATACAAAACAATGTAATTTCTGCAACAGCGTCACCGCAGCAGCAAGCTGACTGGAACCAGACGAACAGTCAAAGCGTAGACTACATCAAGAACAAGCCTACAATTCCGTCTGGCAACCAGCTCCTACCAGCTGCGACTTCGGCGGACGAGGACAAGGTTCTTACTGTCGACACCAACGGAGACCCTATCTGGGATACTCCGACACAGTTCACGCAGCAGCAATCCGACTGGGCGCAGACGAACAATCAAAGCGTCGACTACATCAAGAACAAGCCTGGTGCAAAGCCAGTCCTTGCAGGGCCAGGTATCCAGATTACCGAAACAAGCAACGACATCACTATCTCGACCACTACTTTGTCTGGTATTAACGAGATAAAGTATGTACAGTCGCTGCCAGCGTCTCCGGTTGCTGGTGTCCTTTATCTGATTCCTCAGACGTAATAGGGTAATTTATAAGTATGGACTACGGTAAAACAACTAACGACACCTTGTATGAAAGCAGCGGCTCGTGGCTGAGGTTCAGAACTTCAAGCCAGCCGCTTCCGGTTGGGACTATTCGAGTGGGGTTCATGGTTGGTCACAATTCTGACCATAATCTGAAGACCGTAGACCCTACTGGAGTCCTTACAAATCGAGGTACATGGACGTATGTCGGTGTTGGCAATTCCGACTATACTGAAAGCATTGAATGGCAATCCCAAGTATGGGATTTTCAGCTTAACGTAAACATCACCGACTGGAGCTATCTGTTTGCGGACAACATCCTTATGCTGACTGATGTCGTAGGCATCAACATAATAGATGCCAACGCCTATGGTGTGAACACTATGGAAGGGATGTTTAAGAATTCCTATATAAACAACATCCTAAGCATACGGAACACTGAAAGCTGCTTGAATACCAGCTATATGTTCTTCCATGTGGTGACAAATGTACACCCATCCATACAGGGTGTACATTTCACAGCTCCAAACTGCACCGACGCGAGCTACATGTTTTATGGCCGCGACCTCGACGTAACATGGGATTATCCTAATGACCGTTATGAGTTCTCGGCGACTGGCAACTGTGTGGACATGAGCTACATGTTCTATAATGTTCAGTTTAATGATTCGAGTTACAGTCGCAGACCGCCGTACTTAGACATGTCGAGCTGTGTTAATGCGAGCTACATGTTCTATGATTCGAATATAAAGGAATTCCCGTACGATACATCGAATGTGCAGAACATGAGTCACATGCTTGATAGTGCAGACAAGATTACTGGTTTCCTGAACATAAGTCTCGCATCTTGTACAAATGCAGAGAGTCTGTTTGCCAATTGTAGGTTTACAAGCATATCGCCTCTCGACATCTCTCACTGCACAAATACAAAGCGGATGTTCTATTCTTGTATATTGCTTGAGCAAGTGTCCCTTACATCGGCATGCCTTACTGAGACTACAGAACAAATGTTCTATGCCTGTAGAGTACTAAAATCTGTACCGCTGTTCGACACGTCCAGATCGACTACCGTATATCAGATGTTCGTTCAATGTTGGGCGCTTGAGGCCATTCCTTTGTTCGATACGTCGAATGCAACTACTGGAAACGGCTTTGCGATGGGTGCGCATGTAATAACACAAATACCTTTAATCAATACTAGCAAGATGACCGACGTAGCATACATGTTCGATGGGTGCTATATGGTAGAGTCTGGAGCTCTTGCCTTGTACAACCAAATGAGCACACAGGCTAGTCCGCCATCACGGCATGACAGCGCATTCAGAAACTGCGGTCGCGACACGGCTAGCGGCTCGGCGGAAGTCGCACAGATACCTACGTCTTGGGGCGGTACGCAAGCATAAGGAGATGGGACTATGGCTTTAAATGTAGGTTCGACACAGATAGGATCCGTTTACTTAGGTAGCACTCGGATCGCAGCGGCGTATTATGGCAGTACAAAGGTGTATCAATACACTCCCCCTAACTATAACCCGTTGAATCTGCCAGCGTACACCTTGCGTGGACAGCTCAGAGACGGTACTTTCATCTTTGGGTGGCCTGGAACAAAGACACAAGTCAGTGAGACACCGAACGTATGGGATTTCTATTACAATAATGCGTCTTGGGAGGCTGCGTTTATGGGCCAATCTAATTTAATTGCAGTGCTTGGAGCAAATTTGGCTGGTGTTACTAATATGTATAGCTTGTTCCAGTATTGCTCTGGCCTTAGTACAGTGGCGCTGTTCGACACTCGTAATGTAACAAATTTCAGAGCTATGTTTGAGGGGTGCAGAAGCTTACAGCGCATACCGCTGTTCCCTACGGATAGCTGTACAAATTGCCGTTCATGCTTTAACGACTGCAGCAATGTCGAAGGAGGAGCCCTTGCATTGTACAACCAGTTGAGCTCGCAGTCTGGCATTACAGATTACGCAAACACGTTCACCAACTGCGGTTCAAACACGGTCACTGGTTTAGCAGAACTTAATCAAATTCCCACGTCTTGGGGCGGCTTAATGTCGTAAAGAGAGGAAAATATGGAGCGAATCCAGAAGGTTTTAACCAACTGTGAACAGGGCCTTAGTGCGGCTGAGAAAGCCCAAGGAAGGCGAAACATCGATGCGCAAGCCTCGCTTACGGCTGGCGCTAACGTCCAGATCGATCCTAGCACGAACACGATCTCGGCAACCGACACCACCTACACGGCTGGTGCCAATGTCCAGATCAGTTCAAGCAACGTGATCAGCGCCACCGACACGACATACTCGGCTGGCACAAACATCACGATCGATGCGAACAACGTCATCAGTGCTGCCGCTGCCCCGCAAGTCCAGGCGGACTGGAACCAGACCAACAACCAGGCGGTCGACTTCATAAAGAATAAGCCGAGCATATCCGAGGTCACCAAGACCCTTCACGGCCCGGACGAGGACTACACAACTCACGTCAACACGCTCGACGTCGACATAGACAACTACAAGCTGTCGGTGGACGGTACGGCCTTCGGCCTCTATGCGCCGAATTCCGGTGCCCTGTCCTTCGACAGAGTGCTCACCTTGCCAGCAAACGGAACCCTGCCTTACTGGGCCGAGTCCACCAAGGGTGTGTTCGTCGCATACTACAGCGGATATTCCACTGGCCACGGCAATACTCCGTTCGCGGACATCAAGGCCGCGTATGACGAGGGCAAGGCCGTGTTCGCCAAGTACACGTTGCTTGGCGGAGACGTGTGGATGGTTCTCGACCAGATCGACTCCGCGAGAGCGGTCTTCAGCCGTTGCAGTGGCTCGATGGTGAACAACACGTACGGCAACGTTGTCAGCGCCATCTTGCTCGTGTATGCCTCGGACAATTCCTACGACCTCAAGAACGCGAGCCTTGTCTACTCCGGAGGAACTGGCATCGACATCACGAACAATGTAATCTCGACCAACATCTACGTGGCTGAGATCTACACCGAGAACAACGTGGAGAAGTGCAACTTCGCTGCTATCAACGCGGCCAACACGGCTGGCAAGCTTGTCTTGCTCAAGGCTACTGGCAGCGGTTCGTTTGTCGGTAAGCTGAAGTACGTCCAGGGCGGCCTCGCCCTGTTCGACAACTTCTACGCACAGCCAATGCGCATGTCCGAGGTTGTTGTACGCGATGACAATTCAGTCGAGTACCATACCTTGTACGTATACGACAACACGTTGACCAACACATACCGCGCTACGCGCTACGGTCGTACGTACAGCCAGATCGACTCTACAAATTCCTCTTGGCTTCCGACGTACATGAACACTGCCGGAGACGTGCAGTGGTATCAAGGAGAGCTCGGCACGACGACGATCTCTCTGACCGACCTAATGGCTGCAATCGCCAACACGTCCAACTACCAAATCCTCAAGATGTTCGTCACTGGTAGTCTCTGTCACGTTCGCGACAATGCGCCGAGCGGCACTCCGCAGGGCTTCCTCCGAGCGAAACTCGTGATAGGCCGCAAGAACATTGCGACTGGCAACTACGAGTTCGTCGACTTTGCAGAAAGTCCGTACGCGCACATCGACTGCGACAACTACACGCAGTCCGGCGATACGTGGGAAAGCGATTGGCACAATTTCGAGATGGAAATGACGATTGACCGTTACCGCTTGAAGAATCTGGGCTTCAACCAATATTACCAAGATCCTCACATCCGTCTTCAGGTTGAACTTGTCAACGAGACTACTGGCGGCACCTACCATTGGTTGGGCGTTCGCAATATGACGCAGAAGTTCACTCTTATTAACCACTTGTAGGAGGCCGTATGACTACCGAATTGTGGGCTGCTCTGATCGGGGCCTTGGCTCTGTTACTAACAAATGCCGCAGGGTTGGTCAAAGTCTGGACGGACTTGGCCAAGACCAAGGCTGATCGCCAGAGTGTTGCCGCCCGTAGAGACCAAGACAGCACTGAGCTTCACGATGCCGTACAGAAGGCCGTTTGGGACATCCAGCTCCTTAAAGACAATGCCCAGCACCGTGATACACTCATTGAGGATCTACAAAAGCAAATCAATACGCTGAACTCAACTCTGGCCGTCACCAACGTACAACTAAATACTTTGGTGGACGCCATAAAGGAGCTGAAGAAGTAATGATAGCGACTCTAGTTTTCATTATCGTACTTCTAATCTGTGGTTGTATCTGGTTCAGCAACGACGATTGGTTTGGACGATAGAAGAAAGGGTACACACAATCTGTGTATCACATAGGGTACTCACAATCTGAGTACCCTTTTGACGTAATTTATTGGTAGGAGGAAGTATGAAAGCGATATACGGATACGACTTCGTAACTGGAGCGTCAACCTTGTTCGCAGTTAAGCAGACAAAGGCACGGCGCTACCCATTGCCGAACCCAGTCGAGGTCAATGTCAAGACCGACTGCGGCATACTGCATGCACGGACTGAAGCTGGCTTCGAATTCGATGGCAGAAGTGGCCCAGCCTTGATTGACTGGTACGTGCCGAACCTCGGTTCGCTTGACGAGCGCCTTGGCTGGTGGCTCCACGACTGTCTTGGCTATGGCCAGTCACTGTCATTCTATGACACGAACTTGTTCTTGAAGCTGTGGCTCCGCGACATGGCTGCGTACAGCTCATTCAAGTCAGAGATCATCCGAAAGGCCGTGAGCTTGTCGAAGAGCTGGTATGGCTATCCGTACTCGGCTGACGATCCATGGCACTGCAACGTGAACAAGGTACACACAGACTGGAGGCCCAATGCCGTATAAAAGAATAGTTCACGGACAGGTCGTGTACTGGCCTGAACGGTGCAACATAGGCAAACGCAAGATATTGCTGGATCCCAAGCAGAGCCCGATGGAAAACTGCTGGCGCATCATCAAGATCGCCTCGCTTATACGTCTTACCATGTTCAAGATATTCGCATACGACTACGGTGACATGGCAGACCTCGAACAGATGGTTCAGATTGCCACGTATAATCGACTTCGCGACATGGTCAAGAATGGCGAGTACGACCGTCGTTACAGCTTCTATTTGAACTGTAGGGCGGCTTGCTGGAGCGTTGCGCAGCACGTCCTTGATAAATGGCTGGCTGATTTAAAACAGCGCTACAACAATCTTGACGGCAATGCCGTCATAGGCAATTCCGACCACGGTTCGCTTACATTGTTCGACAGCCTTGCTTCTCATACGACGCCCCGGCTAATGACCGAGTCAGATTACTGTGTCAAGTACGACAAGCGACGCTGGCATGAATATGACAGACAAGGGGATCGGACGCGAGTATTGCGCGAAGAAACGCACAAGGCATACGACCAGTATTGTGAAGAATGTCTCTTGTACGGAGTCCAGGATGTGCTGAGCTATGACGATTTCGTCAAGCGCAACTACAGCGAGTCAGAGCTTGACCTGATCTGCAAACGGCCACGACAGCGACTCAAGAAGGCCAATGCAAAGGCTGGTAGGCCACGCTTCGAATCATCGACAAACGAGAAGAAGAAAGCCCAGCGTGAGTACAATCGAGCCTACTATCAGAGGCACAAAGAGAGTGCAAGGGCCTACGCTGCAGAGTATCGTGCGCAGAATCGCGAAAAGATAAAGGAATATCAGCGCAAGTGGTACTTGAAGAACAAGGCCAGTGCTTGAACATCATCCTCGGTAATCTCGCATTGCACGGTCTCGCAGTATCGTGCAATGTCATCGACTTCGTGAGGTGTCAAGACTTGCTTGGCCAGTATTTCGCGTATTCTGTTCATCGTAAGCATGCACCGCAATATAGCGGGATTTGCGAGGACTGGCAGGGGTCTTTGTGAGTAAATTTTATGAAACGGAAAGCGGCCCCTTGCGGAGCCGCTTGACTTATTATAAGGAATAGGGGCATTCGCCCCAGAAGGCGCAAGGTTAAAAAAGTGTATTGATTGATGATAGGTGAACCCTTACGCCTTCTGGGACGCTCTCCGAAGAGAGACACCCGGTTACTTGCGCCCAAGACGTTTCTTGATCTGGTTGTCGGCGACCAGATGAAGGTAGTCTTCGTCGTAGTCTTCTCCTTCCTTGCAAGTAGCGAAGAATGAGCAGAACTTGTCGACTTCGTCGGCAGTCAGCGACCTTTCGATGTCGTTGGACTTGTCGAGCAATCTGTGGGCCGTAAGTACGTTTCTGACGTTAATAGGAGAGGCAGTCGTGCTCATAGTCTAGTTCCTCCAAGTAAGCGAAGAGTGAAATTAGGTAGAGTTGGTATTCGGTCATTTGGTGTTCTCCCTATTCATTCGTTCCGTGTACTGCGGATTGTCGGCCATGAGCTGCACGAGTTCGTGGTAAGCCTTGGATTCCTCCTCGGTTCCGAAAGTGTCGACTGTGCTTTCGAGACGGTGGATCGGAAGAGGAGTGTCAAGCTTTCCTTCTTGGACGTCGCAAGCGTATGCCCAACACGCGATATTGAATGCCGTCCTAATTCGGTTGGTTGCGAAAAGTACGTTAATCCTTCTGGTTAACAAGTTGCTGAAAGATCGGTAAGATTTACATTTCATAGTAACCTCTTTTTGTGTAACAAATCTAGCAGGATTTGTCAAATGCGTTTTGTAATATATACTCATACAGACCGGACTAGGACTGCCAGTCCACCGTCTCGAATTCTGTGTCAAATTCTGACATAATGTCGCGTTCGAAGGCTTCCTGAATCATCTCGTCGGTGACTTGCGGCCTCTTCTCGCGCTTGATGTCGCGCAATGTCCATCGGACAAAGTAGACAAGGGCTGCGGCAGTCGCCGCAAGCACCACGCTACCTATCATGTCAGCGACAGCCATAGACCCTGTTGACCTTTGCGATGTATTCATTCTCGAACCCCATTGGTGGTCTTAGACAAATTACTTCATTGTAGGTGCAGCCTAGCGACTGGAGCCACATGAGCTTGCTGAACACTGTTCTGTCGCGAGATCCCTCTACGGTTTCGTCGAAGACTTTCTGCACGTAGTTCAGTGCGCCAGTGTGGTTGGCTGAAGGGTCGCGGTCGGCCTCCGCTATCTCACGCTTCCAGTGGAAATCCTCGCGGTATTCCTCCCACATCTGCTCGAAGTTCTCGCTCGCGAACGAAAGGAGTTCTCCTTGGTGCTGCACGTAGCGATAGTCCTTGTCACGTGACTGCACACAAGGCAACACTTGCCAGTGTCCGCGATCGAAGCAAGTTTGGTCGGCCATGGGGAACAAGCTCATAAGATACTTCTTCACTGGGCCTTCGAGCCACTTTACCTTGATACGTTCTTTCAATGGGAAGACGGCTCTAAATCGGTCGCCTTCCTTGCCGTTGTGCCATGAATACGTTGTCCACAACTGGTATGAATAGCGGTGGAAGTCTCTCTCGAACTCTTCCATGCTGGTTCCGTTGTCGACGTCGACCTGGAGCGCGTAGAGTTCATCGATGTTGGCACCAGTGCAGCGCGGCTTGCCGGATTCGTTGTCTAGTTCGACGTATTCGGCCATGGAGCCGAATATCATGAGCGGTGCCGCCGCCTTGTCATCGAGCACCATGGGGTTCGCGATGAGGCGATTCCACTGGTTCTTGGTGACACGGATCGGCTGCATGTAGGAACAGAAAGTGTTCGGCTTCAAGAGCGATATCATGCGACCTCCTCGTCGTCGTTATTTCCTTGCGTCATGAAGGAGATGTCGTTGACGTTTATCGTGTTCTTGCGGACAAACTTCTTCTCCGCCTGTACTGACGGCTTGATGACTACGCCTTCCTTGGTGATGTAGTCCGGCTTGATGCGGATTCTGGTGAAAAAATTACCATTCTTTCCGTGCTGTCCGACATGTCCGTGGTTCTCAAGGTACTTCTTGAAGATCTTGTAGTCTCCGCTACGGTAGTCGAGAATGAGCTGCGATTCGCTACCGAACTTCTTGACCTTCAATGCATCTCCGAACGTCGAGAACAAGCTCTGGTCTACGGCAGTGTACTCCACGATGAGGCTTGCCATGTCGGTCAAGAGCATCGTGTAGCCGTCCTCGTCGCTGTCGGCCTCGTCGCAGTACTTCTCGACAAACTTGTTGAAGCCGTCGGTGATTTCGGTTTCCTCGTAGTCGTCGACCGTGTAGTACGTGGAGATCTCAGGATCCTTGCTGTATGCGCGGAGGATTCTGGCCTTGTCGTCGTAGACTGGCTTCATGATTGGCTTCCCGGAGATCGGGTTCACCTCGCCAGTCGGAACGAAGAAAATGCCTTCTAGGAACAGCTTCTCGTCTTCCGGACAGCAGAGGAAGAATCCTCCGTCGCGCTGGCGGAAAGGCGATTCCTGATAGACTCTCCAGCAGTACTTGAGGTAGGCTTCGCCGTCGTCGATGAGCTTCTGCTTGTCGGCTGTGGACATGTTGTCCATGGAGCTGTGTGTGCCCTTCCAAGTCGTAGGGATGAAGCGGCGGCGTACAGCGTGGGACATGAGGACGCATCCGTTGTTGCTCGGCACGATGAGTCTGAACTGGCTCGGATCCCATTCGACGGCGTCCATGTTCTTCATCTGCAGAGTCTTCGTGTCGGAACCGATGATGGACTTGCCGTTGCTGGAGTTGAGAGACTTTCCGTCATACTCGTTCACGACTGCGATGCGGTAGTTCCACGGACGGGACGAACCGAGTCCGAACTGGTTGCCGTCCTTGAGAACCTCGTTTTCGAGGTGTACAGAGATGTTCGTGTGTACGACATTCTCGATGACTGTCGTGACAAGTTCAGCGTCCGTAGACTTGCCAGTCTGTCCTGGGTCGGAGCACACTAGGGACTGCTGCGCCGTGTTGTTGGCGTCGAGAAGCGATCCGATGTAGAAGTCGTGACGGTGCATGAGGCGTTCGGAGCACTTGCCAGCATGGAAGTACTTCCAAGACTCTGGGCACTCGGCGTTGCGCCACTCGGATTCCGGCCAGATGATGAAGTGCGACACGGCCATTTCAGTCGGGTCGTTCGAGAACACCTTGAACTTCGGAGACTGCTTGAGGATTCCGCGAGTGGCCTTGAGCCAGTTCGACGAGAGCCATTCCACGAAGGCGTCTACAGTAAGTTCGGGCACGGCGGTCTTCTTCGCATATACCGCGTAGCAGCGGAAGAACTTGCGATCCTTTCCGTCTTCTCCGGTCTCGTGTCTGTATGTCTTCTTCACATCGACGATGTGGCGGAAGATTGTCGGGACGTCGTTGAGGAAGATGTCCTCGATAGGGTGCTGCTCGTCGTTCTCCGGATATTCAGGGAGAGCGGCCACCTTCTTCTGGAGAAGCCTCATGTAGCGCTCGTACTTCATTGCCATCGCCGCAGTGATGTCGGAGTACAGGCCCTCGGCGGACGTGTCGCCAGCGGAGAACACGATCTGCGGCTTTCCAGCCGTCGTCTTCGTCATGAGCCTCACACACTTGCCGTTTGCGCGGAACACTGGCGCGGAACCGAGAATGGCGAAGCAAGACATGAGATCCTTGTCGCTGTCGTTTGGGAGGATGCACGGAACCGCGTTGAACAGGTCGACCGTGTCCTTGTCCTTTGCGAGGCCGATGATTGTATAGTCAGCAGTCGTAGGCGCAGACTCGGCGATCTCTTGCTTGATGCGGCTCTTAGTTTCGTCCTTCTCTGCAGCGATCTTGTCGAGCATGTCGGCGATTACGTTGGTGTTCTCCTCGTACTCGAACTTGATGTCGTCCTTGAGGTCTTGCTTATGGCCGTTGAGCCAGTTCTTGGCAGCATCCCAAGTGTCTGCGGTCTCTTCGCCGTCGGCGATTGCGTACCTTAGCTTGGTGAGCTGCTTGCGGAAGTTGCCAGGTTCCTTACGGAGAGCGTCGGCCACCTTCTTGATGTCCTTGGATGAAGACTTGATGGTGAAGCCACATGTGCGAAAGTATTCGTAGAATTCCATTTCTTTTGTTCCTTCGGCGCACATAAAAACAGGAGTGCGCCAGTTTTGCAAGAGCCCTTAATCTCTCACAAACCAGCGCACTCCGAGGAACAATAGAAAATCTGTGTTAAAAATTGTTTACCGAAAATGCAACAAGTTCGTTATCGCGTATTAAGGGATTGCGATTATTGAATTTGTATGCTTAGGTTCATCTGATAAATAAATTACTTCAGTTGTGTCGAAGTCGGAACCAGATGACTATGTGACGTTTATATGATCTCTCGGTAAACCTTTGCTGTTGAAGTTGACCTAAGTATAGAAATATCGAATTTGAATTGCAAATCGACCTCGAAGGTGAACTCAAAATGACCTTCGGTGAAGTCATGGTGAAGTCAAGGTGAAGTCATTTCGAAAAATGACTTCACCCGAAAAATGGCGTTTTTAGCTCAAAAACGGCAAAAAATGCTTACAAAATACTTATGGTGAAGTCGTGAATACATTTTTTCTAATTGGGATATGGGAGATGAAAATATAACACTACCTTTTATTACTATAATAACCGACTTGGCAAAAATGACTTCACGTGTTCACCGTAAGAAAAATGTAAGTAAAAAACGGCGAAATTCGCTCAAAAACGGCAAAAATGGTGGTGAAGTCATTTTAAAAATGACTTCACCTTGACTTCACCGTGACTTCACCAGAGGCCGTTTTTGATCAGATCGTCGATCGTCGACGGTATAAGCACCTCATGCTCGTAGGTCTTGTCCACAAGGCTTTTCAGTTCTTCGGTCTGTCTGGCAGCTTGGTAGAAACGAAGTGCCGTGGTTTCGCCATGGCATAGGTACTGGGCGGTCAGCTTGATATCTGCCGAAGCCTTGTACATCATCATGCTCACAGATCTCCGGAACTGGTGCAAGTTCCCCTTGGGCATGTTGGATGCCTTGATAGCCCTTTGTAGGACATGGTGCCAAGACGCTTGCGAAGGCGGAAGGCTGCCGAAGATGTACTCGCTGGTTCTAGGCAATCGGTTAAGCATCTGGGCTATGCGCCAGTCTATGGGACATCGCCTGGTCGTGTTGGTCTTGTTGTTCTCGGCTCTGAACGTTATGACATTGCCAACCAAGTCCGACCACAGCAGCTCCCTTGTCTCGGAACAGCGTGACCCTACCGTGGCCAGTGTCCAGAAGAAAGCCTTGTACACTTCTGTCTGTTCCTCGTCCTTGCACTGCACGGCGTTGATTATTGCGGCCATCTGTGGCATAGTCCAGAACCCCTTCTCGACGTGCTGAACCTTGGTTCTAGGTATACGGTCTATTAAGCGGTAGTCGAGTCCGTACCTTGCCGAGCAGAACTTGGTGAACTCGCGCAAGGTCACTGAGTAGTTCTTGCGTGTGGAGCTGGACAGGCTGTCGAACTTGGTGAGCCACTTGCGGAAATTGTCCTCGGTCATGTCCGTGACAAGTGCATCCTTCGGAGCTATAACCGACAGCGCCCTCGTGTATACGGCTATGCTCTTCTCTCTGTGGCCCGTACGGCGCAGTTCCAGCTCCCACTCGGCCAATGCCTCGCCTTGGACAGAAACTGGCTTGGAAGTACCTTTCTGGGCTATTAACTTGCTATCCCTTCTGAGCAGCTTGGACGGGTCTGGTTCCTCGTTGGCAAGTATCTGGGCATTGTACAGCTCGACCTCGCGTGTGCGGAGCAGACAGAAGGCTTCGGCCTGGGCCTTGGACTTGGTGTGTAGGTTCACGTCAAGGACTGGCTTGCCGCTTTCCCGTACTCTGCACCAGTACGTGTCGTCGCCACGGTTCTTGTTCTTCTGGTACGGCTTGTAGCTGATCTTGATGAGGTTCATTTTGAGGTACGTCCTATGCAGTTAATTTGTAGGTCAGTTGTCGTTTTTGGCTCAAAATCGCCAAATGTAAATATAACAATAAAACAGTTGTTAGTTGACAGACCAGTTATATCTTGGGCTTAAACAAGGCTGAGGTACATCTGAGGTTCCGTTCTCGCTTGGTTTGAAGTAATTTACTCCGTATAACAAGGAGTAAATTATGTCTCTCGAAACAGAAGTTAAGTCCATCATCGGTGTAAGGCCGATTTCCTATTTCAAAGTCGAAGGCGCATGCGCCTATGACGATCGCGACCCGTTATTTGACCCTTCTAAGGGATCAAGACTGCAGCTTTTCTCTGATGCTTACGCCCTGGCTATGATTGACTACTACAAGAAAGGTCAAGCTACACCGTTTGCAAAGGACGTTCTTGTGGCTATTCTGATTCGTATTACGGATAAGCACGAAAGCACCGAGCTTGTACACTTGCGTTTGTTGTCTGACGCATACTTCGCGATACCAAAGCTGGAACACTTCGCCGAGGCTGTAGTGCTTCCTAATACAAGAAGGCTTTCAAATGAATGTCGAAAGCTGAAGCCAGCTGCATACTTAGAGAAGTGCGAAGCCGTGGTGTTTGAGACAACATTAGCTGAGTTCAGCAAGATTGTGCGGAGTGTCGGCGGTGCTAACACTATTAAGACGGTTGAAATCCGTGGAAGCTTCGACGGTCATATTACAACAAACCGCCGCTTTGATGAAACCAACGAGTTCGACCTTGCACTCACGAAGTTCATTTTTGATTGGAATATGAAGGTCGATGGCCTAAGCGACGAGGAAATTGCTGAGAAGTGGAAGCAGACCCCGTGGAGCACAGTGGAGGCCAAGTAATGCTCGACTACATCCTCACCGAACATTCTATCGCCTCGCTTATCGCAGCAATTATCCTCACCACGGCCATCGCAGTCGCCGTCGTGGCAATACCAACGCGCTGGGCTGCAGAGCACCAGTGCAGCAAACGCGCAGCCCTGCTCCAGACAGAATACCAGTACGACTTCTGGACTGGATGCTGGGTTCGACAAGCTGACAACACCTGGGTCGAGTACTCCACCGTCAGAACCGTTGGTGACAAGTAATGAACAGTTCCGTAAACCGTTACATCTGTGAGCTTCTCTTGGCCGTGTGTGCGATAGTCAGCGGCTTTGCACAGCTCAAGATAACGCTCATCAACTGGCAAACCAGTACGGAAGAATCCGGGGACAACAAATAAACTATTTGCGGTGCGGCGGTGCGGCGTTTCCTATTTCCTTTGGCCGTGCCGCCGTTCCTGTAATTTGAAGTATAAGCTATGGAGTTTTTTGCATGGCTAATAAGCAGAACAACAAGAAGAACATCAAGGTCGATGTGCCCGAAGTCGCAAGCCCTGCCGAGGACTTGTCCAGACAGCAGCAAGCCATTGAATCGATCGTGGCTGGATACGGCGCTGGCAATTCCATTCCGGACTTGCTGAAGGCCATTCTGACCGAACTCGTGAAGTTAAGAGTAGGAGGCGGACATGTGTGAGAATGGCGAGAAGACATCCGTGAAGACTCCTGGGCAGATAAAGCGTGAACAGAACCTAGTCAAGTTTACGCCTATGACCTCGAAACAAGCCCAAGAAGCCGCTGTAAAGGCCAGAAATATACGTAAACAAGTCCGTGCCGAAATGCTTAACAAGGTTGTAAGCAATTACGACTTCGGCGATGAAATGGTAAAGGCATTGAAGAAAGGCGATCTCGACAAGGTGACTCTGCTGAAGGAAGCCATGCGCTTGATAGGTCTGCAGCATGACCAGTCAGAGGAAGCAGTGACCAAGATGGAAGTCAAGACCGACGCGAAGGTCGATTCCAAGCTGGAAGTATCCATTTCAGGAGTTTAGGATGAAGGTCGATCTGAAGCTGTTACCGCATCAGATCAAGTTGATGAAGAGCAAGGCTAGGAAGTCCTTGCTCTTGTGCGGTCGTGGTGCTGGCAAGTCCTACATCTGCGCAGTCATGACCTTGCTCACTCTGCTCCAAGGCAAGAACGTCTTGCTCGGTGGACAGCGCTTCGATACGCTTCATGACACTTTGTATGCCGAGATAAAGGCCATGGCCCACGAATGGGGCATCTATGGCAAGATCGAGTGGCGAGAATCTCCAATGATGATGACGTTCGGCGACGCCCATGTCTACTTTGGCACGTACGCAGCAAAGGAGGCCGTCCGTGGCTACAGCAATGTGGAGCTCATGATTCTCGACGAAATGTTCCTTGCCGACGTCGACATCTTTGCCATCTGGGGCCCAGTCATGCGTGGCCCTAAAGTAGCAAATCCTCGCATCATCGGTGCTACAACGCCTCGCCCAGGCAGTCTTTGGAACGTCATGTTCGCCGACCCTAACTGTGACTGGGAAGTCATACGTGCAGTGACCAAGGACAACTCCTTCATTACTGAAGAACAGTTCAACCTCATTGTCAGCAACATCCAAGACGATGTGATGTACCGTTCAGAAATCCTCGGCGAGGTCATCACAGATCTCGGCGGTTCAGCGATCATACACCTTGGTGATTTCCCAAACATTTCAGCACCGACTTCGGACACTTCTGTCATTGCTGGGCTCGACTGCGCCGAAGGCGTAGAACGCGACTGCACTGCCTTCGTCGTACGCAAAGGCAACACCATTCTGGACATGTGGAAGCTGAACCAGATCGACCATGAAGAGACTGTAAGGCGCGTCCGTGAAGCCCATGCGCGATTCCATATCACGGAGTTGAACATGGACGCCGCTTTCAGCGATTACGAGTATAACGTGCTGAAGTACGAGATTTCGTGCGAACAGATTAACTTCGCACGTGCGGCGTCCGAGGAAGGAAAGGACAAGTACGCCAATGTCCGTGCCGAGATGTACTTCAACGCGGCTTGGCATATCAAGCACGGACTATGCGTGGACGGATTCTCGCTCAGTCCAGAACTGAAGCGACAGATGTGCGCAATAGGCTGGCTACATAACAACCAAGGCAGACTATTGTTGACAAAGAAAGAAGACTTGAGGGCTGCCTTGAAGATGTCCACCGACATCGCCGACGCATTGGCCTTGACATGTCTGCGCAGATACACTGCTGACGACCCTACTATCAGACAGAACACAATCAGAAACAGGGAGCAACTGGAAAGATGGAGCCAGTTCATGGGATAACATGGAAATGCGACTGCTGCGGACTATGTTGCCGACATGTAGGGCGCTTTGCACAGATGCGCGACTACGCCCTTCCTGACGGCAGCTGTAAGTACCTTGTCGACAACAAGTGCAGCATATATGACCATAGGCCGCTCGTGTGCAATGTTGCCGAAGCATATAAACTGTTCTTCAAGGAGCGCATGTCCGAAGCCGAATATTACGACCTCCAGCAGCGTTCGTGTGATTTACTCAAGAAGGAAGTAATTTCTGCAATATGATAGAGCAACTTAACACGAGCAAGGATCATTCCGAGGCAATCAAGTATGCCATACTGCTCCGCAGAAACGGCACTATATGCCCAGCCATTGACGACTTGCTTGGAAAATTTCTTTACAACATAGCAAGATGGGCCGTGTCCGAACATGACCTCATGTGGCGAGACAAGCCGGACGTTGTTTCCGACGTCGCGCTAAAGGTCATCCAGGCCGTGGACAAGGTAGACCTTGACAAGCCAGCTCCGCAGATACTCGGATACTTGCGCACTGCTGCCAAGAACGCCCACAAGAATATACTCGAAGCCAACAGCTGCCAGAAAAGGACTGGCGAACTTGTCGACGTCGAGGTCGTAACAATCGCCACGGACATCCGTGGCCAGAGAATTTATCAATAGGAGAAGCCTTATGAGCTTTACAGACAACCTTATCGACGATTTCAAAAAGGACGACGAACCGACTACGGAACTCACCAACGAGGCTCCGAAGGAATGGAGCCGTCCGAAGGAAGAGAACGAGCCGGAACCTCAGACGGAACCAGCTCCAGAACCAGCCAAGGACACGGAAAAGGTCGAGCCGGAGACTCCGCAAGATCTTGAGCCGAAGCAAGAACAGCCCAAGCCAGACTTGAGCCAGATCCCTCAAGAGGACAAGATCGAACATGCCTTCAAGAAGCAGCTGTCCAAGCAGAAGGCCAAGCACGAGGCAGAGATCGCAGACCTCAAGGCCAGTTTCCAGCAGCAGTTCGACGAGTTCAAGAAGTCCATGCAGCCCAAGGAAGAGCCCAAGACACGTTCCGACTTCGCCACTGACGACGAGTACATCAAGTACCTGACCAAGCAGGGCTACCTCGAAGCCAAGGCCGAATCCGACGCACAGACTGCCAAGGAGGAAGCCGAGGCCGAAGAAAAGCGCAAGGCCGAGGAAGAACTACGTGCAAGGAACGAGGCGGACGCTCGCACGTTCGGCGAGAACTCGCGCAATGCCTTCAAGGACGCTACCGCATACGGCGACTACACTTCCAAGGTGAACCGTGCGATCGAGAACGGACTTGGCGAAATCTTGGACACAGTTCCGAGCCTTCGCGACTTTATCTTCAAGAATCCGGAAGGCCCAGTGGTCTTGAACAAGATGCTGTCCGACCAAGGCTCATTCATTCGAGTCATGGGCCAGACTGATCCGACCATGATGATCATCGCGGCGCACGAGCTGGCCATGGAAAGCCGTACGGCTGAACAGCCGCCAGTCCAGCAAGAGGAAGTTCCTCAGCCCCGTGTGCCGCACTTGGGCAAGCCTGGGGCTCGTAACGCTTCGAGCGATGCTGGCTCCATGTTCGGTTCGGACAAGAGCCTTCTGAGCTTTGTCCGAAACGTGAACAGCCGTCGTCGATAGCCGTAAAAATCAATCCTGTAATTTGGAAATGAGAGGGAAGGAGTAATTAACCGTCCCTCTCTGCCAACTTGGGGTATGTAACCAAGCTTCCCGCATTGAAACTGCCAAGAACGGGCTTGGGACTAACAACAAACAAACTCCAAGAAGAGGATTTTTACTATGGCTAATAAGTTTAGCAACAACAAGAAAGTCCAGCTCTTCGCTGCCGCAGTGGCAGATGAAATGGACTACGTCAAGGCTTCGGTGAGCAAGCTCTCCGAATCCGACATGGCCAATAAGAAGTTTGGCCGTTCCTACAACATCTATTTGCCGGATCCGGGCAAGGTCATTCAGGGTATCAAGGCCGACTCCGACGAAATCGACGAAGTCGAAGTTCCTATCTACCTTGACAACTTCAACACTTCTGTCACTCTCGACGCATGGGAAGAGAAGACCGACATCGAAGACTTTACCGCTGAAGTGGTTAAGCCTCGCGCAGTCAAGCTCGCCCGTACCGAACAGAAGAACATCGTTGAAGGCAACTGCTTCAAGTCCTTCCAGGCCGTCGTAAAGACTGGTACTCCGGGCTTCGACCTCCTCTCCGACGCTGCTGACGCTCTCCGTGAACTGTCCGTGGCTGGCGACGTGGTTGACTTCCAGGCTCCGTCTGTGCTCGGCAAGATTTCCAGCTCCAACATCGGCAAGTTCTTCGAAGACCAGAAGGCCAAGGAACTCTACACCAAGGCTTACATTGGTACGTTCGACTCTGCTGACCACGTTGGCTTGGCAGTCCTTCCGAAGATCACGGTTCCGACTCTCACGACTCCGACCGTGACTGCAACGGCAACTGCATCTGGTAACGGCTTCGTGATCAACACGATCACTCCGGCTGTTGGCGAAACGCTCATCGCTGGTCTTGCTTACAAGATCAAGGATGGCAACAACAACTTCGTCAAGATCGTTGATCCGTCTGGTCTCGAAACTGACCAGGATCTCGTGATCATCACGACTCCGGTGTTCGACGGTTACGACACTCGTGCCAACGGCAAGAAGATCAAGACCAAGATCGGTATTCCGGAAATCCGCATCACCAAGCAGGGCTACGCCGACGGCAACCCGAACGCATGGTGCGACGCTTCCGCTGCTGCCTTCACGCTCGTTCCGCAGCTTACGGACGGCAAGAAGTATGCCATCGGTCAGCTCCGCCTCGTCGATGCTTTGGCATACGACGGCTACAAGTTCAAGAACCTTCCGGGCTCTGAAAACGAAGCTGTCGCCACTGTTGCTGGCGTGACTGCGAAGATGTCCGCATACGGTGAAGGTGAATACCTTGAAAAGATGATCCGCGTCGACCTTCCGTTCGCGGCTGGTCTCATGGATCCTCGTCTCTCGGTTACAACCTACTTGCAACTGACGTAGTAGTAAAGTAAAAGTTACAAAAGGGCTTGTGCTTCGGCACGAGCCTTTTTTCGTTCTCTGTAACGCCTAGTGCGTTCACGAGCGTTCGCACGTCCTTTCTCAGTCTTGCGGTATTCAGAGATCCTCTGCTTTTCTTTCTCTGCCCATGCTGGATCTTTCATGTGTTCGGCATAGTAAATACGGGTGTTTCTACGATGATATTCTTTTGGGTTGTCACATCTACGAACACCTAGATCACGAGCATTTAATACGATAGAAGAATTGTTGTTCTGTTCCTTATATGTTGCCCATCTCAAGTTATCCAGTCGGTTATCGTCACGAACTCGGTTGATATGGTCAACCGTCGGCTTTTCGTCTGGATTGTCCAAGAAAGTTTCAGCAACCAGTCTGTGTACAGTTCTTGGTTTATGCGCAACATAGGCGTATCTGTAGCCAGTATTAACTAAAGCTCCATTAGTCCATCCCATACTTGTCAAGACATATCCGTCTTCTCGGACAAGTACCTTGTGCTGTGGATGTATAGATATCCGTGGGGTTTCGATAGTAAAAGCTGCTGTTTTCGTCAATGTAATCATGCTTAACAAGGTAGAAAGAACCTGTTTGAATTGCAAGGTGCTGTAATTTAGTAACAGAAGAGGTCTCTACATGATTCAAGTAAATGATTTAACCCAAATGTGCAACGAAATGGTTGGAGTTGTCAGCCATGAGGAATCGCTTGAAGGCGGCCTTGCGGAGGTCTCCGTACAGCAGCTTAATTTGCTCATATCCGAGCTTAACGGACAAGGTTACTTGTCCATGACCCAGAACTACATCGACCATGCCAACACAAGGGACGTGTATTTCAAGGTTCTGACGGATGCAGAACGTGCGAATCCGCCGCAAGACGTGATTGACATGGAGCCGCCACAGTCAATCGACGGCGTCTCACGCCGCATCGGCATGACTTACTTGCCGTTGCAGCCTATCGACTTGCAGCAGATGAGCCAGAAGAACCCGATGACTCTGGCAAGGTCTTGGAACTACGACAGATTCTACGAGCCAATTCCGGACGATATCGACGGTGTCCGACGCGAAGTCGGAAGGCTCCGACTTGACGGATGGTCTCAGCAAGGCATCCGCATCTTCCTTTCCGAGAAGCTGCCGAAGTACACTCTCGACGACACTGTCTACTTGCCAGACCTTTACAACAACATGATCATCCAAGGACTTTGTACGAAGCTCTGCGACTGGCACCACCTTCCGGACGAGACCAAGAACCGTTTCGACACGGCCTTCACGGCTGCGAAGTCGCTCATCAAGCGCCAGAACATTACCCAGCGCATGATCCAGTCCGGCCCTGTCGGAGGCTCATACAAGGACAGTTACTACGACGGCGTTGCTGGCGAAGGATGGTAATATGTCTGTAACAAAAGTTTCCAACTACTTGCTCGGAGGCACCAACAAGGCTCGCCATCCGGCCACCATGGGCTCCGAATGGAGCTGCAACATGTATCTGGAGACGAGCGGCAAGAACACGTACCTCGCCTCGGTTCCTGGGCTGAAGTTCTACAAGAAGATTCTCCAGAGTGGTCGTTGCCGTGGTGCGTACGTGTCAAGCATCGGCAAGGACGGCGTGGCCGAAGATGCGTTTGTATGCTTCGGAAACGTCTTGTTCCGAATAGACTACACGGAGACCGTTGAAAGGATCGGCGTTGTCGCTTCTGGAACTGGCCGTGTCGTATTTGCCGAGACAGGTGGCCTACGGCCAATGCTTCTCGTAGCTGACGGCGTTAATCTCTGGTGCTACAATATCCTCGAAGGCGGAGCCCTTCAGCGCATACCGTTGCCTAGCCGTGTCACTGGTGACGGCGGATCCATCAAGCCGACTCATGTGGCAGTGATTTCTGGTTCGATCGTTGTTAACGATTCGGGAACTGGTTTCTGCTATTATAGCAAGCCGTACCCTTTGGCCAAGGACAAGCGCGAGGTCTTCCAGATCATCAACGGCGAAGTCCAGTACACGGACGATACGCGCCTTGAAGTGGCAACTACGGAAGTCGACTCCATCGACTATGTCTTCTACGACGACTACGGTGTCCAGCAGTTCTTCAATGCACAGACAAGTTCAGACGCCATACAGGCCATTGCCGCAGTCGGCAGCAGCTTGTATCTGTTCTGTACGAAGACTGTAGAAATCTGGCAGCGCGGGTCTGGCGATAATGAAACTTGGGTTCGTACAAGCTATACGACCAATGCCTCGAACGGTATCCAGTGTCCATATTCTATTGCAATCTGTGGTTCCACGCTGTACTACCTCGGCTCTGGCGAGTCTTACGCCAAGGGCATCATGCGCGTTGACGGAAACCAGTACACCAAGATCTCCGATGACTGGCTTGAGGCCAAGCTGTTGAAGGAACGGTCTGACACTGTCTACGCATTCGCCTACGCAGTCGGAAGCCATAACTTCTACGTGCTGCAGTTGCCTACAGTCGGCGAGACTTGGGTATACGACACGGATACGAACGAGTGGCACCAGCGAGTTTCACGCGACAAGACATCTGGACAGGAAATACAGTGGCGAGTTGCCGCAATGTCGTGGTATCGTGGCAGATTCATCGCCTACTGTCACGACGGTTGCGCATATATGCACTCCGAGGACTACTGGTACGAGGACTATGACACTACAAAGTCCATACCTATGACAAGGCATAGACAAGGTTCTGTAATTGTCAACGACAACGTTCCTTTCGTCTTCGACGAGCTGGCAGTTGAATGCAACGTCGGTACATGGGATCGAGACGGCTATAAAGAGGAACCCAAGATGCTCATGCAAGTGTCCAAGGACGGCGGTGAGCACTTCGGCAATATCCGTAGCTGCAGCATGGGCAAGACTGGCCAGTACTCTTACCGTGTACGTTTCCACGGCTTGGGCATGAATCGCTTGTGCGTAATCCGTCTGACATATTCTCACCCGACAAGCCTTGAGCTGACCACGGTGAGCCAGAGGATCACGCCTACGTTGAGGGTAATCTAATGCGTAGTACCATCATCGATGCTGGCTCCAAGCAGAGCGACGTGTGGGGTCTCCTTCAAGGGACTTGGAACGAGTTCAACAAGGACAGCTGGCACATTGTAAAGACGCCGTTCTTCTTGACGCTCACGGCGACGTGCAGCGAAGGCGGCCATCCGTTGCCGTTCAGGTTCAAGGTGCCCATCGTGGGCATCAAGTACTTCGGCGACGGCGGCATAGAGGCCGTCATTGTGAGACCGGGCGAGAACAGTATCAACGTCACAGAGAAGTGTGTCGTGAAGTTCCAGCTGTTCGGCAATGAAGCCGAAACAGAGGCTGTAATTTAACAATAGAAAAGGAGTTTGAGATGATTCCAGCACTAATTGCGGGAGGTGTAGCACTTGCAAGTGCTGGCATCAACGCATACAACCAATACAAGCAAGGTGAACGAGCACAGGACATGTACCAGTCCCTTGCTGACCAAGCCGCTGAAGTAGAAGCAAAGAACCAGGCGGACATCAACCGTTTTCAGACTTACAACAACCGCTACTACGGCACGGACGCCGAAAAGTACTCGCAAGCACTGCAAGATTTCATGGCTTCTCCAGTGTATCAGCAAGACTCGTTCGGCTACCAAGGTTCCATCGAAGACTACATGGATCCGGCTCGCAACCAGCGTGTCGCTGCATCTATGCGAGCCCTTGAACAGCAAGGCGCTGACGGCGGAAATTCCTTCTCCTCCGACTTCATGAACCGTATGGCTGGGAAGCAGCAAGCACTGGCTTCTGACGAGTGGAAGAATGCTTACAACCGTCTTACGCAAGACCGTCAGCAGCAGCTCGCAGCTTACAACGCCAATGCCCAGGCTGGCTGGAACAACTACAACGCAAAGACCCAGAAAGCGCAGTATGGCATCGGCCAGTACGGCGCTGCACGTGATGCGCTTGTCGGAAATTACGGAACGGTTCTTTCCGCTGGTATGCAGAACAGACAGGCTGGCCTTCAGTCCCAAGCTAATGCCATGGGAGGAATCTTGGGCGGTCAGAACCAGCAGTCTAGCGCACTCGGACAGTTGGTTGGCCCAGCCGCACAGTTCGCTGGTGCCTATTTCGGCGCTGGAGCTTCGTAAGGAGGAATTATGGCATTTTCATTTAACTGGGCTGGACTACAAGTACCGACTGTCCAATACACCAAGGCCATTGACGACCCCGACTTCGGCAAGAACCTCGGCCTTGCAGCGCGTGGTTACGAGAACCGTGCCGCTGCCAAGGAATACGGCAAGTTGCTGGAAAACTATGCAAGGGACAAGCGAGCAGCTTCCTATACAAAGGAACAGCGCATCAAGGCTATCAAGGATGAGCTTGCGCAGCTCTATGCCGCAAAGCAGACCATCCAATCACAGCTTGACACGCCTCAGCCGCAGTCGGAAGTTCCGGTTGAAGATGCTTGGGCTCCGACAGAAGAAGAGACTCAAGCTCTGGTATTCGAGCCGAATAGTGCAACGCGCCAGCAGATCATGGACATGCAGAACCGTATCGGAACTGTCGCCGACGGCGTTTGGGGCCCGAAGAGCCAAGCCGCGTATGACAAGAAGTACGGATACCTCGTGAACCCAGGTGCTGGCAACGGAATAACTTTCTAGGAGTAGCGTATGGCTTCGCGTTCAGAGTTGCTGCTTAAATCGCTTGGAAGCATGGCGACCAGTCTCGGCACTGGCGCGTTGCTTGCTCGTGGACTTGGCGGCAACAATATCGGCCCTTCCTCGGTTGGTGCCGACGGCACTCCGGCTGAGACATATCCGAACCCTTTGCACACCGTCGATGTCAATTATCTTCCAGGCCCACCGCAGCTGAACGCAATGCTTCAGCGTGGACTTGCAGACCGTGCTGCACAGATGCAGACATTGGAACAACACAACAATACGCTTCTGAAGTATCTCAAGCAGTTGCCTCCGAATGCGACGGCGAAGCAGAAGCACTTGGCATTGATGCAGGGCGTCGCCGACGAGGAAGCCCTCGACGAGTACTGGGACGACAAGAAGCCGCGTAAGGACTACACGCCGAGTTCGTCCGCAGTGACGAAGGTTCGCGTGACTCCGGACAACAGAATTGAAGTCATGTGGGGTTCGACCCCGAAGTGGTACAGCTACAAGCAGTACCCAGATCCGTACAAGGCATCGCTTGCCATGAAGGAACTGCTCACCAGCGGTTCTATAGGCCGTGCGCTTGTGCGCAAGTCAAAGAAATATGGTCAGTGGGGCCGTGCAAATTACGACGGCGCGATGGCTTAAAAATGGAGTAATTTATATGGCAACGAATACACCGAAAACAGAAATGCAATTTCGTTGGGAATCCGAGCAGAGGCGCTACAACGATCAGATGTCCGACATCGATCAGAAGATAAAAGCGCTTGAGGCAGAGCTGAAAGAACTCGAAACCCCTACTGGCAGCGAAATGAGCGACAGGGACGAACTAGACCTTCTCCTTGCTGCGAACCGTGCGAAGGCTTACGACATGAACGGAGTATCGTCCGCGCTTGGCCGTATTGATTCGCGCATGGGCAACCGTGCTAGGGAACGCCAGACAGAGCTTGCAAACCAGCGCAACAAGGAATACGAGAACTATCTGAAGCTCTCCGACCTACAAGACAAGTACCGTCAACTAGGCATTAACTTCACACAGTCTAAGACTCCGGCAGAAGCTGAACTGTATAAGTCTCAGCTGCAGAATATTGAGAACCAAATCAAGGCTATGAATGGTTTCCCTGAGGGTGGCAACAACATCCAGCTCAAGTCTTATGCGTCTGTCAGAGACAACTACTGGTCTAACACGACAAATACAAAGAATGGCCGTGTGTTCAAGGACGATGTGACTCCGGAAAAACGTGCTGAAATTGTTGACGATTTGCGAGATGTTGGTCTAAACAACGAAGCAGACCAGCTTGAAGCCACACCTACTAAGGGTGAGCAAGACGATGCCAAGAAGAAAGAAGCTGTAAAGAAGGCCAAGATCAAGAAGGCCGTCAAGGCAGTGACCGCACAGATGAACGCCAACAAGAATCGCACTGATGCAGAAGGCATAAAGCTATACCGCGACGCCGAGGCGATGGCTGACTCTCTGTTCCGTAACTATCCGGGCTACGTTCAGCTTCAGAACCATTATCCGATCTACAAGGCAAAGGACTAAAATATGGCAGCTAGGGACACACTTTTCGCACCAGACATCTACAATGTTTTCGACCAGCTCCGCAGAGAAGGCGATGCAGAGAAGCTTGCCGCCTTCGAGGCTGCTCGTCGCAAGGCCATGACCGATGACCAAGAAAGGTTCGAGGTTCTTCGCGGCCTTATGCCTATGGACAATGAAGGAACTGTTCAGCTTCCTCCTGACTCGGCCAACGCCGCACCTTACAACGGATGGCCGACACGTGAAGAATCCATACAAATTCCTACGACTGCAGCCGTGCTTGGCGCTCTAAAGTATAGCGACACCAAGGACAAGAACGGCAATGTCACGAAGACCGCACAGGCCAAGTTCATCGAGGACTATCTCAAGAAGCCAAAGACCATGGCCAAGGAGCTTGAAAAGGGTAACAAGGGATTTGGCGTAAAGTCCGCAGACATTCTCAAGCAAGCCTTCCGCGAGTCCGTCAAGGACGAGGAAGAGCGTCAGACCAAGGAAGCTCGCGAGGCGGCTCTCAACCCGTCTTTCGGCGACAGTCCGCTTGGCTGGGCACAGAGCCGCTTCATGGACTTGTTCATGGGAAGACAGAAGGATGCCTACATGCGCGGAGAAGAGCCGAGCATTGGCGACTATGCCGCCGACATCGGCGGAAATGCGCTCATGTTCGTACCTGGCACTGGCTTCGTCAAGGTCGCTTCGAACGTTCCTAAGCTTGGCACCGCAGCAGCGAAGGTCGCTAACTATGCCGCCACGAAGGCTCCGCGTGTTGCGCCTAAAGTAATCGGTGTCGCCAAGAGCGTTGGCGGAAATGCCGTGGCCCCTACTGCTACTGAAGCACTGCAATATGTGGGCGACGCGATGGATTCGGATCGTGAAGCAAAGTACAATTCTTCTCGCGCCTTGCTTGGCACGTTGACCAACGTAGGTGTCAACGACGTGCTGGCCCGTGCTGGAAGCAAGCTGTTCAAGACCACGCTCGACAAGGAAGCTGGACGTGCTGCCAACAAGGAACTTCAAGAGACCTTGAAGGGCGCTGGCGAGTCAACCACTAACAAGGTATTCAAGGACGCTCTCAACCAAGACCACTTGCAAGCCTACTTGGTGAACAAGCTTGGCGGCGACAAGTCTGCCGACTTCGGCGCAGCCGCACTCGGCATCAATCCGCCGATCGTCAAGGAACTGCGCCAGAACGTCAAGGACGTGGACGACGCTCGCTATCCGAAGGCACAGCTGCCTACTGGCATTGACGCGGTCGATGCAAAGTACATCAAGCAGATCGTCGAGAATCCGAAAAAGATTTATGAAAGCAATGACACAGATTTCAAGATGTGGTTCGCCACAAGAGGCAACGAATTGCTCCGTGGGACTGAATATCACGTCCCCACTTGGGAGGTAAAGTTCTAATGATGGATATCGAAGAAGCAATGAGGTCTTTCCACGACTTCGAAAACCGCGCAAGCAACAAGCGCAGTACACAGATTGACCGTATCAAGGAAGACCGTGCAGTCATGGCCGGAGACCAGTGGAGCAAGGACGACAGACGCCTTGTTGGTCGTGGACGTGTACGCCGCACCATCAACGTGACGAACAACGCCGTAAACGCGGTTGTCAACAACTACATCGGCTATCCGTATGCGTACTTCTCAGGCGATGCCGAGCTTGACGGTCTCATGGCCGCATGGCTAAAGACAAAGTCTAACGAACGTGCGATCAAGGAAGCGCTGTCCGGATCTGTCGCGTTCGGCTTGAGCTATCTCTGCATCGGTACGGACACGGTCTCGGACATGCAGGGCTCCATGGAAATCCCTGTCGTTTACACGGTGCCGGATGTCGCGAACATCTATTACGATCCAGACTCCGTGGAACTTGATGGAAGTGACGCGATCGAGGCGGCTATTGTCGAACTGCGTTCAAAGAACTATGTCAAGGCTCGTTACGGCGAGGAATTTACCGAACACACTTCGGCCATGCCGTTCGTCAACGTATCCTCGAACAAGAACGAGGACGTCATGGCGATCGTCACCTACTATAAGGTCGAGGACGGTTCTTGCGTGTGCTACCGCATGATCGGTGACCAGTTCCTACAAGACCCAGTCGACATCGGCATCGACCGTGTCCCAATCATTCCGGTGTACGGCGAACAGACTTGGGACGACGATGAAATCATCTACCAAGGCATTGTCCGCAAGGCTACGCCAGTGCAGCGACTTATCAACATGTGCTTCACCCAGTTGGGAGATCGCATGGCCATGTCTCCGAAGCCAGTCTTCATGACGACTCCTGAAGCAATCGAAGGCTATTCCGAAGGCTACAAGACTTTCCAGTTCAACATAAATCCGCTTGCGCTTTACAACGACAAGTCTGCCGACGGCAAGCGTGACTTGCCTCCTCCAGTCCGTATGGACAACAAGGTCGAGTTCGGTGACCTCACTGGCATCATCAGCTCCAACCTTGAGCTCATGGCTTCCATAACGGGTGTCGACAGTCGTGGAATGTTTGCACAGGACAACAAGACGGAACTCACCGCAACGGAAGTGCTCAGTTCCGAGAAGCAGTACCAGACCAATATCCGTCACTACTTCGACAACTTGCGCAGCTCATTCAAGACGCTCGGTGAACTTGTCCTTAAACTGCTCGGCTACGGCGAGGTCACTCTCGAAGTCACGCAGGGCCCGGACGAACAGATGCAGCGCCAGGTTGCTCGCAACGAGCTCATTACGCTTGCTGGCATCGTGCCAGACCAGCAGAAGACCGCACTTGTAGACGGCATCTTGCTCTCAAGTGGCAACAACGCGATCCTTCGCGATACTTATGCACGTATGCACCAAGTCCCTGCTCCGACTGCAATGGAAGAACAGATGGGCATGACCATCGAGCAGATGAAGGCCGCAATCGAGGAACGCGACCAGAAGATGCAAGAAATGCAGCAGCAGCTTGACTTCTACGAGAAGAGCACGGTCGAGACTGACAAGAACAACCAGAACACCTTGCTCCAGAAGGAAATCGACCACCGCTACAAGCAAGAGGACATGATCCTTCAGGCCCAGCTTGACCAGGGCTTGAATGCTGACAAGGCAATGGCCGATGCACAGAAGGCCGAGATGGATCTCGAAAGACAGGCCATTCAGCTTGACACCACCAAGGTCAAGGCAATGGCGGAACAGACAAAGGCCGTGGCAAGCATGATGCCGAAGCCGGAGGTAACAAATGAAAATCGCTTCTAGCATTGAACAGTACTTTGACGACGAAGGCCGTCCGCTCGTAAACGGACGTGTCACCTTCTATGACCACGACAGCGACACTCCAGCAGAGATTTTCTATCTCGTTGGCAACGACTATACCGCAGCACCGAATCCCCAGTTCACTGCGGACGATGGCCGTATCCCTACCGTGTTCTTCGAGGCTTCGGTAAAGGATGTCAAGGTCGAGAAGCAACTTCCGGACGGATCCTACGCATTGCTCGACACGTTCGAGATAGGCTTCGACTTCCCGAATGCGGCCAACGACACTGTCATTTATGGCATGGACGCACTTCGAGACTTGAATACCGAGGTTGGCATTGTACAGGTCGTTGGCTACCATGACAAGTACGACTGTCCAGTCCGCTGGTATGTCTGGGATCCGAACTGCGAGCTCGATGCAGACGGTGGCGTCATTGTCGAGTCCAACACTGGCGTAGAAGGCCGCTGGATTCTTTTCTACGACGACGAGCTTCTTCCGTCAAGCTTCTACGGTATCAAGCCGGGAGAGGACGAATCTAACTTGTCTGGTTTCACGGGCTATCCAGACTTTGTCGGTACTTATAAGATCCGTACGCCGAAGATGCCGCGCTTCCTCAGCGGTACTTACACGACAGACGGAAGCATCCATACGCCGAAGACTCTGTACTTCGACGACGGCGCTACGTTCCCTTCTTGTGACTTCCAGTGCGCTGCAGCGGTAATTCCGCACAACAGCACGTTCGTCTCCGAATTCTACTTCACTTCGGAAAACGTCGAGGCGCACAGCTCTTGGTTCCGTACTGCCCAGCAGTTCCTTACTTGCGGTGCGAACGTGCTCGTAATTGACAAGACGAACTACATCACGGACTACCGCATCACCCTTCCGTGCAGCATTGCTAGCAAGACTTTGATGTACACTGTCAACCAGAGGTTCCCTCTGACCTACGTGAATAATGGCCGACTCACCTTGAGCCGTGTCAACATCATGGGCAACGGCGTGTTCAACCAGACCGACAAGCTGACCTTCGCATACATGGAAATCCACGACGAATGGTGGCTCTCGCCGAGCGCTGTCGACTGGGCAACCACTGTCTATGCAAGGTCTACATCGCTAAACACTCTGCTCCTTGCCAACTTCAAGTCCGTGGACGCATACATTGCCGCCGTGAAGGCCAATGGCGAGACCATCCTGGACTTGGCTGGACGTAGGGTGACAAATTTAAGTATCGGCACCGACTCGATCACCGAGCTGCGCAACATACAATGCACGAACCTCACCATCAACAAGTCCGGTGGCGATATCGTGCTCCGCGACGTCCATGCCGAGAACGTGTATGCCACTTGCCGTTACCTCTCCACGTACGACAACTGCGAACTGGACTTCTCAAGCGAGCCGAGCGTTTCTGCTTGCTGGTTCTACGACAGCCGAATCAACGCCTCGACACAGTGGTACACCAGCAAGCAAGTCATTGCCGAGAACTGCTGGATGGGCATCGTGTTCCGCTTTGCCAGCGACAACGAGACCGACCATGCCGTGCTCGACTTTACCGAGTGCCGTTTCCAGACGAACGTCGCCTTCTACGTAAAGCGAATATCCATGAAGCGCTGCGTCACGAGCAACAACACGATCAAGATCTATCCGTACAAGAACACCGAAGGCTATCACCTTGTTGGTAATTTCGAGAATAACGTGTTCAACAACAACACGCCTATCGAGTTCACGAAGTTCGACACCCTTGACGGCAGATACCAAGACGACGTGTATGAATGTATCGCCAACTGGTCGTTCATCGGCAATACCTTCACTGGCAACTCCGAGGGCATCCGTTGCCGTTACTGGCAGAACCGTACTGGGAATAACTATTCCAAGACCTTCATCAAGATAGGCCAAGGGGTGAACACGATCGTCTACGAGGGCAACCATGGCCAATGCCCTGCGACCAACTTTAAGGGTATCGTCATATCGTCTACGGACTCGACCTACACAGAGCAGCAGCTGGACGAAGACAACTCTGTCTACAAGTACACTGGTGCATGGCGAAGGGTTATGCCGGGCATTAGCACATCTATATGGTGGAGCCAGCATACATACGACAACAGCGACACGCTTATAAAGTGGTACAGCTGGGTCAACAGCCCATACGATTCGCTCACATACGACGTGTTCTATCAGACGGCGTGGTTTGCATACTTCCGCGCTAACGACGACCCTATCAACAATGGCGATTTCTTCGACATGGCTATCCTGACCTTCGGTGACTGGATCCGTATCGTACAGCGCGGAGATGGTGACCATAACCGTGGAATCGTTGCGAAGGTCGTGTAGCTCGTTTAAGAGTTCACCCAGCCAAGTAAGCTGTAATTTAAGTGTAGAAGAGGATTACCCATGGCCGCATACGCATACCTAGTAGATCCAGAAAACCAGTTCATGACTAAGTCCGGCACAATAAATGTTGCTGGATTCCTTCGCGTGTATGACGCCTCGACCGACGACCGCGTCATTACCTACCAAGACTTCCAAGGAACGGAGAACGAATTCGAAATCAAGCTCGACAACAACGGTCGCGCAATCGTCATCGCGGACTCGGAAAGAGTGTACCGTCTTGAGGTCTATGACCGCTACGGTTCTCTCCAGTGGACGACTTCGCCTCTCTGGTGCCTAGCTGCCGGAGGAGGCGCTGCAATCCACCGTACCGAAGTGGTTTCCACTGACGGTTCTCTAGCCGTGGACAAGGTTGACGTAGGTTCGACGACAACGTTCGACCTTTCCACGCATGTACAAGACGGTGACGACCTCATCGAGGCTATCCGCTGCGACGGAGCTGAAGTAGTGCAGGGCACGGACATCTACCGTCCTATCTACACGGCTGGAACCATGGAAATCGGCGACAAGGGCCTAATCCTCCTCGCTGGCCGTTACTACCACGTCACTGCCCATGTCAAGGCCACGAAGTCCGTACAGCGCGACCCGTTCTATGACGAGGTCAACATCCGCTTCGTAATCGACAACGGCGAGACACAGACCGACTCCGTCGTGAGCAAGCGCATCGTCGACTACAGCCTCGGCCTTTCCCAAGAGTTCGAGGTGTCCACCGATGTCATCCCAGAAACTGACTGCGAGCTATTGCTCGTCATCGACGGACACGACGTACAGAACGGATCATTCGAGCTGCTCGACCTTGAGGCGCACCGTGTCTATTCCGGAGCTCCGTACATTCCGAGCGGCGTGTTGAGCCGTGCCCAGGCTGCCGACATCTACCAAGAAAAGCTCATCGCTGGCGACAACATCACCATCGAGGGCAACGTCATTTCCGCAACTGGCGACTTCGAACAAGTGCAGAGCGACTGGACTGAGACCGACACGACTGCGGACTCGTTCATCCGTCACAAGCCGCAGACCAAGCCAGTAGTGGCCGGACAGAACATCGTCATCGACGAGACTTCCACGCAGTTCGTGATCAGTGCCACTGCAGAGCCTCAGGAACAGGCCAACTGGAACGAGAGCGATCCTTCTTCCGTTCAGTACATCCAGAATAAGCCAGACCTTTCCGTGTATGCGACCACGCAAGCCGTGAACACTGCGCTGGCTGGCAAGCAAGACGTCATCAGTGACCTTGCCACGATCCGCAGCGGAGCTGCCCTCGGTGCGACTGCCACGCAGCCGTCCGAACTTGCCGCCGGACTTGCAACGAAGCAAAATACGCTTACGGCTGGTTCTAACATTACTATCGTCGGCGACGTGATCAGTGCTACGGCAGAACCGCAGCAACAGGCTGACTGGGCCGAGACCGATACTTCGTCCGTGCAGTACATTCAGCACAAGCCAGACCTTAGCGTATATGCTACTGGCTCGGAACTGACTGCTGGTCTTGCAACCAAGCAAGATGTGATCTCGGACTTGGCGACCATTCGCAGCGGTGCTGCAGCTGGTGCAACTGCTGTACAGCCAGCAGACCTTGCTCCGTATGCCACGACTTCTGACATGAATACGGCCCTTGCCGCAAAGCAAGACACGCTTACGGCTGGTTCCAACATTGTCATCGACAATAACAACGTAATTTCTGCGACTGCGGATCCGCAAGTACAGGCTGACTGGGCCCAGACCGATTCGAGCGAAGTGGACTTTATCAAGAATAAGCCGGACTTGTCCGTGTACGCCACCACTTCGGCGATGAACACGGCCTTGGCTGCAAAGCAAGACGTTATCAGCGACTTGAGTGACATCCGTGCTGGTGCAGCACTTGGCGACACGGCTGTACAGCCAGCAGACCTTGCCACGGTCGCAACAACTGGAGACTACGATGACCTTACGGACAAGCCTGACCTTAGCATTTATGCAGAATCTGCCAACCTTGCTACGGTTGCAACTACTGGCAGCTATGCTGATCTAACTGGTACGCCGACTATTCCGACGGCCACTTCCGACTTGACCAACGACAGCGGCTTCATCACCTCTGCCGAGGCCCCAGTACAAGACGTGACCGTGAACGGCACTTCCGTTCTCAGCAACGGCGTCGCCGCAGTGACCGTGCCGACGGCGACCTCTGACTTGACAAACGACTCTGACTTCATTACGCTTGCGGACGTGCCAGCACAAGTCCAGGCCAACTGGGCAGAGTCTGACACTAGCGCGGCTTCGTACATTGAGAACAAGCCGCAGAACCTTGTGCAAGACGCTTCATACGTCCACACCGATAACAACTTCACGAGTGCGGAGAAGACCAAGCTTGCTGGCATTGCAGCTGGCGCTGAAGTGAACGTGCAAGCCGACTGGACGGAAGCTGATTCTTCCAGCGATGCATACATCGCCAACAAGCCGCAGAACCTTGTTCAGGATGCAAGCTATGTGCATACTGACGAGAACTTCACTTCCGCAGAGAAGACGAAGCTCGCTGGTATTGAAACTGGTGCGCAAGTCAACGTCCAGTCTAACTGGGCCGAGACGGACAACACCTCGGACACATACATTGCGAACAAGCCACAGAACCTTGTTCAGGATGCTTCCTACGTACACACCGACAACAACTTCACGAGTGCGGAGAAGACTAAGTTGTCTGGAATCGAGGCTGGGGCACAGGTAAACACTATCACGGACGTCGAAGTGGACGGCGTGAGCGTGGTAAGCCAAGGCGTTGCATCGATCACCTTGCCTACTGTTCCTGTGACTGACGTGACGGTGAACGGAACCAGCGTGGTATCGAACGGAACCGCAGCTGTCGTAGTCCCTGCGCAAGTGCAGAGTGACTGGGCCGAGTCCGACACGACTTCGGCTTCGTACATCGACAACAAGCCTGACTTGAGCGTGTATGCAACGACTTCGGCAATGACTACGGCCTTGGCTGACAAGCAAGACACGCTTACTGCTGGCACGAATGTCCAGATTACGAACAATGTCATCAGTGCGACTGACACGACTTATTCGGCTGGCACTGGCATTGACATTACGAACAACGAAATCTCGGTCGAGACACCAGTCGACATCGTAGCGGGTCCTGGCCTCGTCATCGACAACCCGGACGGCAACACGCTTCGTGTAAGTGCCGAAGCCGATGCAGAGACTGTGCTGTGGGAAGGTACTGCTGCATCTGTGGATACGGCTAAGTCAGGACTAACCCTTACTGAATCGCCGTTTAACTTTGAGTATGTTGAAGTTCATTGGGTTCCTTGGGATTACAGTGATGCTGGTTCCTATAAGCAAGAATCAGTTGTGAGAGTACATCTCACTAGCACTTTCCCACGCATAGGTCTAATAAATGAATGGACTGACGAATCAAATGCCGCAATGTTTTTGTTTAGCGTTAACGGATACTTCACCTCCACAAAATTCTACACCACGCACGTCAAGTGGTTCCAGATAGGCAGTTGGACTGTCAACACCACTGGAACTGGTCAATACATAACCAAAATTGTCGGCGTACACCGCATCGCAAACAACTAAGGAGTGAAATTTTATGCCAGAGAACAACAACATAATGTCAGTAGAAGGCCAGCTGGTGGGAATTCTCACAAAGGATATAATTTACTAGGCGGAGGATTTTATGATAGCCCAAAGAGCATATAAATACTGCCGTGAAGACCTATCCTTGG